CTGAGACCTTACTCTCTGACTTCTCGAAACCCATTTCCCATCCTCTCTCTACAGACCTATTCCGTATGGTTAATCAGGCAGAGTCTAGAGAGAAGAAAATGGATGGTGATTCCATTACGTATAACATCTTTGATGCCCTCACCGCTCACTCATTCATGCTCGTCTCTTCTACTACTACTCAGTCTGTTATTGACAGGTACCGTGATAATCGTCCTAAGACGTTAGTCAACTACCCTTTTGGTTTCCTTAATGAGTACCCTTATGTTGAGAATGAGGAGTTCAAGACTCACTTGGATCAACAAGCTAATGACTCCTTCACCTTCTTAGATGCGTTCAATTCCTACTTAAGCTACATTAGTGAGCTTCAATCTACTGAGGGAAACTCATGTTGTTCTATTTTCGACATGGGCCCTTACGCCATGGTCGCCTTCCTTATTAGTGAGGAATTTAGAGAGGCCGTATTTAAGTCCCCTTTCGAAGTTCATGTTAAGATGAATCCATCGATTTCTCTCTCGGATAGAGATGGTACTACTCTTGACGCTCGCTTGATTTGGAAGGAACTTTACGATTGCGCTGACAAGGAAAAGAACTGGCCTCTCTCTCAGTATTACCTCACACAGTCTCTTGTATGCTCTAGCATGTGGAAGATTCATTGCTACGTAAACGCTTTAGACTGTTCTTCTCAACCCAGAGTAGATTTGCACTCTAAGAATACGGCCTGCACCGGTTACACTCTACCTACTCATTTGAGCACACATATGGAGTTAGACGAGTCTAGTGGTAAATATTTCTGCCGTCATTGCAACACCAGTTGTGATGAGCTCAAGCCATTTAAGCCCTCTCATTATAAGAGAGATAGCTCGGGCCACGTTGTTACTTATCATTCCTCCCACTTTAGTAAGCTTAGAGAGAAGGTAACTAATATTAAGGCTAGGATGACACAACACTTTGCTGACCTTGGTGGCAATGGCGATACGCCTGATTTGGGTCCTAACCTTATGGAAATGGATTCGAAGATATCTCGAGATTACATTAAGATGTACATACATTATATTACCACCCAACCTGGTGCTGCTATGTCTGTTTTCCTTAATTTCCACCCAGTGGAATCCAGGTTTTCTCTTGATGCTCCTAGCTCTACATTATCCGGCAAGCTCTTCCGCGTTTTATCATCTTGGTTTTTCGGGGAGGATTACATACCTGGAGCTTTTCGATATGATGATTCCTCTTGGCTTACTACGGGGCTCTTCTTGTCTGCTTTATCCCTCCGTACCTTGGGGGGGTGGAGATCAGCCCTGACTAGCTTTGCTATTAGCTTTTACTCCTACGGCCCGTTGTGCTTCATTCCTATTATATTCAGGCTCGTTTCCTTTATTCTTTGCCTGTTCATCCTTTTTACCTGTCCATCTGGTCGTGTCTGTTTTGCCCGTTGGTTTAACATATGTAGTGTTGTCACTACCCAGTGCCTCACCACTAAGATTTCCTCCCTTTCACAACTTACCCGTTCAGGCACTGCTACTAAGCTATCCCATATAGGTACTAAAGAAGTCTTGTGCGAGGATGTTGACTTTTCCACCTTCAATTCCTACATCAATTCGAGATGTTCCTTTGAGTTTGAGAAGGTCTTGAGCGAAGTATATACTTTTGAGAGCCCTGCTTTCTCTTGGAGGTACTTTATAGCCCAATTCTTATCCTTTAGGATCCCCTCAGCTCTCCTGCTGCTTTTCGACAACTTCGTTTTTCGCCATTTCAGGATGGTGTGGATGCCCATTTCTCGTTACATAACGCGCCGGGTGTTTGCTAGTTTCCTTTACTCTATTGCTCCTCCCGGATTGATAGCTAACATCTATTTTGCGTCCACTCAACACCCTTGTTTTTCGGATGCTTCTGATGATATGGCTACCAAGTCTGAAGGGTCTTCCGATGTATACTGCAGTAATATGCATCCCAACGTAACACGCCAGGTGTTTGGGCCAGTTAGTATTCGTTCTTCTGCTTCTGGCATAGTTCTACCGTGTAGTCAGGTTTACAGGACTAGATTCTTACATTTAGTTGCTTATAACTCTAAGATTGATTCTGCGGGTGCTTACTCTGACCTGGAAGCTAGGTCTCCACTCAACACCGCTTCCTGCAACAATGCCCATTTTTGGGTTTTGTATTACATGAAGTTTTGCACCATGACGGATCCTATTAAGGACGCTCATCTCGTGGACGATGTGAGAGCTAGCCGGGCTACCGTGCTCTCTAGGATCTCAAACGTCGATTCACTGACTGGTGATTATTTCATTGATTCGTTTTCAAGAAATCTTGCAGTTAACGTCTCGCCTGAACCTAATACGATAACTGATTCGACGACTAGCTACGTCCTCACTTCCATTACCCAGATCATAACTAACTTCAAGTTTTTTAGTGAACGGACTCTGGTTGGAAGGATGTCTCGCGATACTCAGAAGCTCGACAACTCAGACTATGAGTTCAACTTGCTGTCGTGCAAGTTAATCATGGCTCACAATGAGTATTTCTTCCATTATTCGTCCCACACTAAAGGCCTAGACCATCACTACACCCATCAAGTGTTTAGTATTCCTAGATTCGTTGGTAGAGTGGCACCGCCTGGGATGGCTCCTGAGCTTGCAACCTATCTTTTGACTGGCGCGGGAGTCCTTGCCTTTTATAAGATTATAAGGTATCTTACCTCCATCGAACAGGGCTCTAGTCAGTTTCATACTTGCCCCACTGAAGTCGCTCATACCGTTCCACCTGAGAAGCGGGATAAGAAGTACGATCTTTATATAGATCCTGCTACCCCCGACAATATTGCTGACGGTATTAAGAAGAGAAGCGACGATGTTCAGACCATAACCTTTACTGATATTCCTAAAGATGCTAAAGCTCAGTGGGAGAGCGTTGTTAGCTTAGAAAAAGGGGCTCGCCATAACATCCCTACTAACATGGTCAATCATTCCCTCACTTACCAGGATACCGTATCTCATATTCGGAAGCACACTTTCAAGATCTTAGTGAAGCTTGGAACGAACTGTCAGATCGCTACTATTAATAGGATTCATACCAGTCCTAAGGCTGTAGTATTCCTTGGCAATGCTCATGCTACCGACCTTTCTGGAGTCTATGGTATACCCAAGGGACTTCATCCTACTACGCCTGGTCAGGCCAAACAACTTATCGACGAGTGTAAAGTTGTATGCTACCCTCTTCAGCTATATCAGCGAGTCAACAGTAGTTCTCAGACTACTCATTTTCGACCATATCAGCTTGTCGAGTGTTGTAGTCACGTAGAAGTACTCCGCCCCGGTTGCGGTGATGCTGTTCTCTTTATTTATTACTTCACTAACACAGCAGCTCGCGAGGGCATAATGAGTTCGTTATACAAAGAGTATATGCACCTTCCTGATCAGTTAGATCCCACTCCTATGCTCACTGGTAAATCTTTGGTCATGTTCGTTCCTGCTACTTCTAAGCATACTGATCAGAATGGCAAAAGTCACGTTAGCAATCCTATTGATGATGTTTATGTCATCTATCTCACTATCATTCGCACCGAACGAACCTATCAAGGTCTTAGTTTCGTGTGTGAGTGCGAGAGTCGCCAGCAGTATAGCATCCTTAGTAAAGGAGATAGTGGATCACCAGCTTTTCTTCGTTACGGTACCCGCTATGTTCCTTTTGGCATTCATAGTGGTGTTTCTGGCGGCAGTGACATTGATGCAATCATCACTCCTATCTTCAATGGCGAGAGTAACGACTTTGTCGACATTTCTGGTTTGTTGAGAGATTCTCAGCTTCTAGCTGAGAAAGTGTTCCAGTCAACCGTTTTCGACTACGACGACCAAGACTATATGCTCTCTCGGAACCTTGTCACTTATTCTCACGTCACCATCCCTCCCCATGGTTCGATAGTTTCTCCTGGCGATACTTCTCCAGGGTACAATCACCCTGACAACAAGCTTCTTAACGCGGTCAGGTGTTGTTCCACTGCTGAACATGTTGGCCTAGTTCGTGCTGAGACGTTTAAGGCTAGTCCTATTACTAAACACGTATTCAAGCCCTTTCCTACAGATATTGAGTTTGAGTCCGCTGGTATAGAACGTTCAACTCAGTATTCTGAACTCGCTAAGCCTCTCATGTCGTCTATTATGACATCAGGCTATGACTATTTCGAGCATTTTGGCCCTGTTCAAAGTATCGTCTACAGCTTGATTAGAGCCCGTTTATCTGAGGATTACCTCAGCCTCTCTAAGAACCCGGATTTTATGGAGAAGCTTGGTCGTTGGAATTCTCCCACTACTATGAAGTTACTTAGTCACAACGCCTCTAGTTCGGCTGGTTCTAAACTCACTATGAACGATGGGTCTGTACTTAAGAGGAATAAAGACTTCAAGAGCTTTACCCCTGAGGGAGCAGTTCTCCTTACTACTGCCTATGGGCATATGGTAGACCACGTCAACGATGAGGCTAAGGACGGTGTCGCCCCTGCCGTGTTTGCTCAAATATTTGGCAAGCAAGAGGTTCGCAAGAAAGGCAAAGCCATGCGTGGTGTCAATAACGAAAGCCTCTTCAATAGGATTTCTGTTAGAGAAGCGCTTTATCCATTAGAGGCGTTTTATGATACTCCCAATACTAACGGCGAGCTTGGCCATGCTGTAGGTATGGACATAGCCACCAGCCTCCCTAGGTTGATTAAGGCTATGGGGGGTTTTGGGGCCGTCGGTACTGCCTGCGATTACTCCGAGTACGATGCTCGAGTTCCTCCCGCAATCAAGGACCTAGCTCTCCAGTCTATCTGGTGGTTGTATAGGTTCGCTGGCTTAGTATCAAATGACCCTCAGGAGAGGTCTCAACAACTTAACAAGTTCGTAGCTCAGACTCACTCCTTGCGCGTGCCTCAGACTAGTGCCAATGGGGTCGTATACTTGTGTAGTCCTGGCGTCCCTAGTGGCCATTCTGCTACCACGACTTTCAATTGCCTTTGCAACCTTATTCTCAACTATACCTTTATAGTCATGTCGCTTTCATCAGACCCTGCTCGTAAGCCCGCTAAGGACTTTATTTTACGCAAGGGAAATTGGTCTCGCATCATTTTCTTCCTTTGTTATGGGGATGATAGCGTCTTTGCCTTGAAGAATACAGACGAGTCTCGAGAGTTCGTTTGCCTCCTTACTGGTGGCACAGATTTTGGCGATGCTATTAGAGCTATTGATCTTCCGACTCAGGCTAAGAAGCTGGGCATGATCTTAACCGATGATAAGAAGAGGA